GAGGACAACGTGTGGACTTGCGGGACAATGTATTACATTTGCGCGTGTTGCCTCGCAGTGAGAGTCAGCGGGGTGTTTCTGCGTATTGTTGCAGGCTACAGTTCATGCATATAAGTATACTGGATGCGATCGTTCGTGCTGGAGGGGATTCGGCAGGTGGTGATGCGGATTTACAATAAAATAGTCATCAGTTCGGATTTTTTTCTCCCCATTTGGCTTTGTTGGCTCTAATGTACTCTTCTTCAGGGATGCCCAGTGCTTCTCGGTCTTTCTGAGAAAGCACGAAGATCGTCATGTGTTTTTTGTAAAACTCAGCGAAGTGTGTTGTGATGAGATGCGAAAAGTCGTAGGGCAGCCCAGTGAGAATCTCGCGAGTATCCCACATCCCGATGAGGTGTCCCATGTTCTGGAATTGGAAGCCGCAGTATCGGGAACCGCCAAATATTTCGTGGTTCTCGTGGCGTTGGAAGTTGAACCATTTCCACGTCCAGTAGACTTGGACGTTGCCTTCCGGGTAAAGCGCGCCGACGAAGGTCGTTGTGCCTTGGAAGTTGCGTCCGTGGATGGGGGTTCGGAATTTGTTTTCGTTTCGGAGTTTGATTTGGTTCATAATTAGCAGTCGGCTTTCGGCAGTTGGCAGTCATCACCGAACATGTATAATTTTCGTCGATTTTTATACATATCCGTTTTGTGATACTCACATCTTCCCAAAGGTTTTCAGGTTGAGGTGAAACAGGTTTCTGTGGGATTGACCGTGTTTTCTTGCGCCGATATAGAGGTGCCCGTGTGGATCTCTTGCCAAAAAGACCTCGTGCGTCCGCCAGCGTGTGAACCGATAATAGAATAGATAGAAGGAAACTTTAATTTTCAAAAGAACCTTCATCGTCTTTCCCTTGTATGCGCAGTTTCGCGTCTCGGGTGTTCTCACCGGATGCGGAACGGGCGTTCCATTCATCTGTCCCTTCGCCATTACGATTTTCTTCAAGGGCAACAGCGAGTTCTTCTTCAGTGATTTTCCCGTCCGCTACCAGCTGCTCATTGAAATCTGTCATCAGTTGCTCTGTTTCCCTTGAGAGTATCTGCACCTTGATGCGCAGAATGTCCAGTTGATCTGAACCGCCTTTATCTAAAAGCTCTGCGGCGACCCGTGTCGTCCACGCGCACCATTCCGAAATTGACATATAATTTGACTCATCAAGGTGTCTATCAGCGTTCACCCAATTCCCATCTTTACCGATTGCCATTGCCGTATATCTCCTATAAAAATGTAAGTTGTTTCCCGTTGCTTGTATCTGGTATCTCTTTATCAAAAAAGCCTTCTCGTGTAAGTTTCCGCGTCCTGTAAAGTCTATAGAGTGATTGCGTGAACAGAAGTGCGGCATATATCCTGTAGAGATCCCGGCGTTTGGCTTTGCCGTTTATCCTTTGAGAATATTGACCTTTTCGGCTTGCTTGACCATCCAGAAAGTTATGTGTCCCATCTTTCAATCTTTGCCTTTGGAGTTTACGACTGGCTCCACTACCAAGAAAGTTATGTGTCCCATCTGCAACACGCTTGTGGCTTGGATTCTTATCACCAAGAAGGTGATGCGTCCCATCCTTCACTCTTTGCCTATTGCTTTGCCTTTGGAGTTTACCACCAAGGAAGTGATGCGTCCCATCCCTTACTCTTTGCCTTTGGAGTTTACTACCAAGAAAAGGATGTGTCCCATCCTTTACTCTTTGCCTGATGAGTCGATGTGCTGTCGCAGAATCAATACCGTCACCACCCCATGTTATATTGTAGCCGTTCTGTGAGACGTGGGTTCGATACTTACGAATGCAGATTTTTTCGAGAGTTCCTAAACAGACTTCATGTATATCGCGATAGAGTATCTTGGTTCTGATATTCTTGGTACTGTACTTTTCAATAGCATTATAGACAGGCTGTCCCTTGTAGCCGCTGAAACCCTTGCCACATCGCTTTTCTAAAGGTTGTACAGTCTTGCCGATATAGCCCTTCCCGTTCGGAAATGTATGCAGATAAATCGTGCCAGTCATTGTGGTATCCCCTTTAGGATTTAGGTTGGATCCCTTTAGGTTTGTTTGTAGGCGTGGCCGTCGCCACGCCACCTAAAAGGTAATACTATTATACCATAATGAATGCAGTTATGTCAAGTTAGATAGTTCCTGTCGGTTGGTGAATATACTCCGCTATCCAGTCCGGCACCGGTGCATCCTCTTGGATCTCGCCAAGTTGTCGAGGTTTCTGTCTGCGTTGACCCAGTTGCCGTCTGTACCGATTGCCATTTTTTTCTCCTTTTTTGATATGTAGGGGCGAGGTCACCTCGCCCTTACAGTAATGCGGGTCCAGGGGTTTTATAGGGTTCTCCCCTTATTAACGAATTACCGGCAAAACGTTAATAACGCTATTCCTTATTAACGTTTACCCTGCTTTACGTTAGCAAGGCTTCTCACATGCATACCCATCATGGCACCCCTGGGGAGCCTCGCGCTTTACCTTTTGCGCCCGGTGTTTACTCGGTTATGGCCAGTCCCCATGCACCCGCGGACTGGGGAGTGGATGCTTTAGGTTTTGGTTAGCGTCGCAAACTTTCGAGTTTGCGCTACAAGTCGGTTAGGGCCATCCGATTTCTGCGTGTCGTGCGCGTTTGGTTTCCATATCCTCATTTGCCATCCGCAAAAGTATATCGGCATGGCACGGCAACGGTGAACACCAACACACGAGATCCTTGCCCCTGAGCGGTTCCAACCAGTCTTTCTCGTAAAAATCTTTGAGTTCGGCATACGTTTGAAAATCGAGAATCGCTTGCTCTCGTGTTTTTTTTCGAGAAACCTTATACGGATTGCCCCATCTCGAAGGTCTGCCAACATAGACAGCATCTTCCAGTATTTCACGAGGGCGGCGTTTGTTGTAAACTCTCGGCACTTTGTTCTCCTTGAGAGGCATCGTCGAGACTGCTTTCAACGATGTTGGCAACCTCATCGCCCCAAATACCCCTAATTACAAAGATGACGGCTTCGGGATGCCCTCCGTTCTGTCTGAGCAATCGGGCGTATCGGCAAGCGTCCTGTAATCGGATCTGGAGGATTTGCTGAGGTGTTATGTTTGTCATTTATCAATTCATCTTGAGATTCAGATGTGCACCCCTGAGTTCCTGTGTGGCGTATCGGAAGGCTTTCACATCAGAAAACTGCATATTGCAGAGTCGGGGGTATTCGGCGCGGATGTAGTTGGGCTCAATCATCACGGAATCCCTGAGATTATAGGCGTGCTGTTGTGTCTTGAGTAGCCATAGCGCGATGAGTGGCTCGGTGCCGAGATGCTGCCATTCGGGTGCCCATTCTGTGAAGTAAGGGTTATTCACTTCAGCGGCACTGTATTGCAGAATAGACGCGTCGAGGTGCCAATTGGCTTCGACTTCGTTGAAGAAATAGGCGGCAATGTTTTTGTTCTGCTTCTGATAGTCCTCACCATAGACGGCGGTGTTTGCGTCGTGTAGCCATTTGGCGCGTGTGGATGCGTCTACGAGGTACTCTCTGATTTTTTCCTGTTGTGCGTGTAAATCGCCGGGGAAGGGCGGCAACGGTTCTGACATCCGTACCCAAGTGTCTTTTAAAGAGATGTCGTTTTTGTGATGGAGGCTGACATCGGCGACTGCCCAACCATAGGTGTGCCGCAGGACGTGTCCGAGGGGAAGTTTGATGTCGGCACCTTGGGATTTACCGATGCCGCGGAACGCCCAGTAGTTCACATCAAACAGACAGACGGAATCGTACCTATAACCGTACTTCCCAAAGAGCATCAGGGGTTTTCTGTCTTCGTCTCTAACCATGATAGTGCCGGGGGGTAGATCAAACCGCTTGAGCGCGGTTCTAATGCGATCGCGAAGATCGTCCTCGCACACGACGTAGAGGTGTACCCCTTTCATGATGAGGTCGGTGTTATTGATGAGACCCGCGAGTGTCCAAGGGAGCATCTTCTCCTGCCAATCGATGTCGGCGGCGTTGACCTCGATCACGAGGGCGGTGTGTGAGTCGGGAATGTGTGGGATCTGATACTCCAGCGGACATTCGGGCAGTTGTGCGCGTAGATCGTTCAATGTGTTGTTTCCTTCTCAATATCGGGAATGAGGTGGCTAAGGTGATTCACGCAAGCGAATTTGAGTTCTTGGAATTGCTCAGGTGTGAGGTCTCGGACATCGAACGTCTCCAGCGAGGTAGGATTTTCAAGTTTCAGTTGCCCTATGATTTTCCCGACAGCGAGGGCAGTTTGCGTCAGGAGTGAGTCTTTATCCGCCTGTGCTTTCTTTTTTTCAATATGTGCTTTGACTTTCCCCGGTAATACGGGTTCGTATTCTTGCTGGGGGAGTCCCATTCTATTTTTCATCTTAGATTTCCTTTCTATTAAATCCTGTCCATCTCCATGAGTTCCGCCATACGGTCGAATTCGTCTTCCATATCGTCGATGCTGTTCTCTAAAACGGTACATGCATCGCACTCGAAATAAATCGCACCGGTGCCTTCGTCATAGAGGACATCGCCGTAGGGATTCTTGCTATTTAATTCAAACAGGTATCGGCATTCATGGCAAATGCGTTTTGGGGTTTCTCCGTCTTGGATTTCTCTGTGGATTGCCCAATATTCCTGACAGATTGCGCAACCGTGGCTGAGGAATGCCATTTTTGCGCAGAATGCGTGTCCGGGAGACCCAAAGTGTTCTTCCTCGGGGTGCCAATCAACACAGACTTCTGCGCCGTAGTCATCGCAACTTTCCGATTTACAGTGTTTATCGCATCTTGCGTAAATGTTATGGTGTGCGTCTTTCATTACCTACCTCAATATTTCTTGAAAAATAAGTCCAGCTGCCTATCAACGGCGCGCCGGATAATATTTTTTACGGAAGCACCCTTTGCCCGTGCCATTTCCCTGATTTTTCTCAGTTGTTCCGGCGTAAAAAGTTTGCGTTCCTCTTTCGCTGCTTCGCGCTCTGCGTACTCGTCGAGGGCACGGCGGACGATTTCAGATTTCAGCAAACCGGTTTTTTCGTGCTGTTCATCTATCCACTCCACCTGGGAGGGGGTAATCGTAAATGTTGTTCGTTCGAGTTTTGACATTGGCGTGTGTTCTCCGTAGATAGAGCGGGAGGTTATGATGAATTACTGATTTTATACAACATTAGTTTATCATAAGTATGAGATATTTTCAAGAAGTTATAAGTACGCTCACTGCGTTCGCTTTGGGTTGTAGGTTGTTAGTTAAGAATCTCTTAACCTATAACCTATAACTTAAAGGGTTTGTTTAACGACACCCGTACCTACAACCTCTTTCAAAGAAAAACCTTACCCGCAACTATTGTATTGTTTATTTATTGTAAATCGGCATCTCGGTGTGTTGAATGTGCTTTAAGGGGCTGCGTTTGGCGGAGTATACTATTTTGAAACAGTTGCAAAAGCACTTGCACGCTCTTGATGGAATTATTGATATTCGGTCCCGACATCGCCCCAACTATAGTATAAAAATCATATAGGAAACATATAGGAAACATATAGGGGTCATATAGGAGTCGTATAGCAAACCCTATAAGAAAAGTATGGCAACCCTATAGGAAAACATAGAGGTACACTCACATGCGTGAACATCTCAATCGGATTCTCGAACTACTGGATTCGGGGGAAAAAAAGACAAAAGAGATCCTGGAAGCATTTGATATCTCCGAGCAGACGGTACGAAAATATATCAATATTCTCATAAAAGACAGCAAGATTGTGCGCGTCCAGACGGGACTCTATGATCTTCATGAAGACTACAGACCTCTGACCCCTTTAGAGAACAGAAAAATCGTCAAAGACCTCATCCATTTTCAAAGGGACACCCTCATCATTCATCGCAGAGATTTAGACATCCTACTCGCTCAGGAAGATCCGGACGTCGAGGAAAAACAGCGACTCTTAGACTGTATCAAAACGTTGGCACTCTCGATAGATAGACTGCTGAAACGCTGGAATTTATTGACGCAAGGCTATGATGCCAATACCCGTCAGGCAGTAGAGGATGCCAAGCAAAAGACAACCCAACGCGAAAAGCAAAACCTTGAAAACGCGCCGCCTGAAGATCAGAGGACGGAGGTTGGACACTTCCATTCGGAGTTGAAGGTGTTGTGGGACAATTTACCAGAGTCAGAAAAAAAATCGAAAACGGTATGATGGATGCAGAGACAGCGAGTTATCTCTTGGGGACAGAGTGCTCAGCATTATTATCCCTATGGGGCGATGCTGAAACTCTTTGCCTCGATGGATGCGAGTGTAAAGATAGCGGGCGGGACGTATGATGCTGGAAAAACATATGGTCTGGTCGCTTACATGCACTTCTTAGCATTGAGGTATGAGGGTGCGCGAATGACATTCGTGCATCGGAGTCTGAACCGTGTATATCGGAACATCATTCCGACGTATGAAAAGTTTCTCGGCTATAAGCCACCGAGTCGCGATGATAACCCTGAAGGCAGAGACGTAACGCGTTTTGGGGGTGAGCGTCCAGAGTTTTTTGAGTATCCGAATGGCACGCGCATCTACATGAACGGATTAGACAAGCCGCAGAACCTGCTATCCGATTTCTTTGATGCGGGGTTTGTCAATCAAGCGGAGTTGTTACCTTTTGCTGCATGGGACGAACTAACAGCGCGTGTTTCTGAGCGTGCAGGTGTGATGCCGGTTGCCTATCTGGTCGGCGATTGTAATCCGAGTGTCCCCAATCATTGGATCCGCCAGCAAGCGAAGGAAGGGAAACTTGAGTTTTATCGGATGTCGTTTCTGGACAACCCTGAGATTATCGAGCAGGGTTCACCGGAACTTGCGGAATTCAAAAGAGCGTTTAGGAATGACCCGGATCCGAAGCTTCTCAAGAAGATCGAACACCTGTTCACCCGATCCGGCGAACGGCGCGTTGAGAAACTCAAGAACTTAGAGGGGTTAAGGTTTAAGCGGGGCTTCCTCGGCTTGTGGGCATCCGGTGAGGATTTAGTCTTTGAAGGGTTTGATCCTGAGATCCACATTGTAGATACAACGGTTATGCCGAATTGGCCGCGGTATCTGAGTGTGGATTGGGGGTATCGGGATGCGGCGAGCGTGATTTGGTGGGCACACGCCCCCGATGACAGATTGTACGCCTATAAGGAAATATATAAGGCAGGGGTCATAAAACCCGACTTGATTCAGTTGATAAAAGACAACTGTGATCCCTACGAGGATCGGATACGGTATGCCGCAGTAGATTCTGCCGACCAGGACGGCGTAGAGCAACTCCGACGTGCCGGTTTCCGAGTCAATGAACCGAAAAAAGACAAAGTGGCACAGATTCAAGTTGTGCAGAAACGGCTGAAGGTAGACGAAACCGGTCAACCGGCGATTTTCTTTTTACGGGATCGGTTGGTACATCCACCCGATGAGGCACTCAAAGAAAAGTATCTGCCCGTTGAGGTTACCGATGAGTTCTTGAGCTTGAGTTACAGCGAGAAACGGACAGGTAACCCGCAAAAGGACGATGCTGAGACAGACGGCGAAAAGCATGGTATCGACGGCACGAGTTATCTGGTACGGACCCTGGAAAAGGGACCGCGGGGTATCGGGAGCGGGCGAGTCATTCACGGCAGTGTGAAGATGAGGTGAAGTCTGAATCGCGGATTTTCACGGATTTGGCGGATTAACGCGGATTTTGGTGGTTTCCGTAGTTGACACTTTCTTATGAATCTACAGAGGACACTTAAGACTTTTAACAAGCGACTCTTTGGTAGACAGGCTCCGCGGGGACCCCGGCACCGCAACACACGGGCATTGGCCGGCGGTCGTGTCTCGATGCAGGATCCGCATCGGCAGCAGACGATGTATCACGTGGCACCGCCGGAACGGTCGCGAAGTGTCTGGCAGCTGAAAAACTGGACAGAGGAAGAGCTGCTCCATCTGCCGGTGGATCAGTTCATGAAGGTGGTAACGAGTATCAGCCCGGAGGTCAATAAAGCCTACACGGATTTCCTGCGGAATGCGAACGAATCTTGGGGTTACCAAGTGAAGCCGAAGGGTGCCACGCCGATTATCGATGATTTCTTTTCGAGGCTTGAGGCGAAACACCATGACCCGGACGTGTTGATTGATAGGGTGTTTGCCGGCATCTACAAAGGCGGTGCTATCTTTTGGGAGTTGGAACTCAACGAAACAGCGGACATGGCAATGGATATCGCGGTGATGGATCCATACGTCGCGCGTTTCACCCGAATGGGTAACGACTGGCACTTGGGTCAGTGGCAGAATGGGAAATGGGTATCGTTACATGACGATCCGACGGTGATGTATGTGCCGTTCAATGCGGGACCGAATGAACCGTTCGGTAGGTCCATGTTGGAATCCGCACCCTTAGACGTGATTCGGATGCTCGGCGTGATGAACGATTTTCGGAGGGTACTGGAGTCTCAAGGGTGGGCGCGTTCGGATTTCACAGTCGATACGGAGAAGTTGAAAGATTTCATGCCACCAGAGATTGTCGGTGATGTGGACGCTGAAGACGCGTTTATTCAGGACTTCCTGAACGGTATCAATCAGCAATACTCGAACTTAGCCCCAAATGAAGGATATGGCCATCTGGATATCGTGACGGTGAATACACCAAAAGGGGGTCAGATGCAGACTTCATTCTTCGGGTTAGTGGACGGCTTGATGAGGCTTTACGATCGGAGGGTTGGGAGGTCGACGGGGAGCACCCCCATTAAGCAGCACAGTAACGAATCGGTCGCGGAAAGCCATGCCTCCGAGCAAAGAAAAGATTACCGCATTAACATATCGAGCATCCAGTCGACCGTAGCAGGTGTATTTTCAACGCTTCTGGGGTATGTGCTGCGTGCTGAGGGACGGCAGGGGAAGGTAATGTTTTATTTTGAGAATACCCCTGATCCCCAGGATGTTAAGAACCTAGCGGAGGCTGAAGGTGTAAAAATTGAGAATCTTAAGAAGCTCAAGGAGTTGCGTGATATGGACGGGATTGACGACACGGTGTATGAGGACGCTCTTGAGAAATTTAAATCCGAGAAAAACAAGCACTCGGCGAGTATCAGAGTTTTTGGCGGGATGGGACTCCAACATCGGGAACAATTGTCTGAATTGTGATTTATAGGATTCAATGATTTACACATGTCTCTTGTGTTCAGGAGGCGATACTTTAAAAAAGGAGAGCGAAACATGGCTGATATGTTGACCGAACCTATTGAGATTCACCAAGACGATTACATAAAAGTGCTATGCATGGACGAACAGGGTGCTGGCGGTGCACATCATCTCTACCACATTTATGAAATAGATGCGGACGTAGAGACTGCGGATCCGCTCACGATTATCCAACACCAAGAGGGGGCTATCCTTGAGCAGGGTGTCAATGGCTGCACAAATGAGGCGTTGCTTGCGATTTGTGGGCATCGCATGGAGTGTTTCCAGAAGGGACCCTTCCCATCTCACTATAATGCAAATGCCAAAGCGGGCATTGACTTTGCGAGGGTTGTTTTGGAGACGCGGACACGTGATCGTAAGTCCCGTGGTGTTGAAGGCAAAAACAGAGCCTAAAAAAGGGATGCCTGTTCGGCATTTGATGTATCAGGGATGTCTTTAGACAGGAATTCAGCACGACGCTTAAGGGTATAGTCATGAATTTCATACCAAAATCGAGACAACGCAATGATATAGCACCATTCGGCTTTTTGTCGTTTGCGGGTACGTTTTTTGGCTGGATGATTTTCACCGAGAAAGTTATGTGTGCCTTCATCAATTCGTTTTTTCTGAACTTGACGCTGAAGCTCACTATTAAGAAAGTTGTGTGTACCATCCGCAACCCGTTTGCGTTGCACTTCACGTTGTATCTCACCGCCAAGAAAGTGATGTGTACCGTCTTTAGCGCGTTTGCGTTGTATCTCACCGCCAAGAAAGTTGTGTGTACCATCCGCAACCCGTTTGTGGACTGGATTGTTTTCACCAAGAAAGTGATGTGTGCCGTCCCTGAGTTGTTTGCTGACATTGCGCCGCGAGACTTCGCCACCAAGAAAAGGATGTGTGCCATCCGCGACGCGTTGAAAGGCAGCCTCACTCATTTTCTGGCGTGTTTCTTCAGAAGGATTGCCACCATCACCGCCTTCGTTGAGATTGAAACCACCGGGAGAAAGTGTTTGAAGTTGTTTAATTTTCCAGCGTTCCACAGCTTTCAAGGCTTCGTCCGAAATACCGGGGTATCTGATAATTTCAACAGAAAAGGCATCCCGCCCATATTTTTGGATAGCGTTGTGGATATGAGGACACTGAGGGGAGTTACCGCTCAAATGTTCTTTAGTACGGCGTGGCAAATTGCTGTCTTTACCAACATACTGCTTGCCGCTCGGAGACGTGAGGATGTAGATACCAGGATTTTTCATTATAAACTCCTTTGGGGGTTGTATTGCTAAAAGTGTATTGCTCCCGATGTCAGTCGGTTGCGGTAGGGACCTCTCCAAGCGGAGAGGCTGACATTCCCTACCAGCAATACATCAATATTATAGCAGTTTATTAGACATTTTGTCAAGAGAAAAAGCAGGCGTGGAGACAGTTAAATCAACGATTGAAAGGAGGATAACTATGGAAGATATACGGCTTTTACCCTGTAGCATTGGCACCCGCGATATGCATTCGGATCTCCCGGAAGAGACTGAGGATAAGTACTATATTCGGATCCTGGCGAGCAATGCGGAATTGGACAAACACAACTCGATAATGGATCCCGATACGACGCTAAAAAACTTCGAGAAGGATGCCAAGGCGGAATTAGGTGTGGCGTTGAAGGACCATCATGGCGGCTATTCTCGGTCTTTCGGGTATGGACGTAGCGTGGATGCCATGCTCACCGACAAGAACGAATTGTTCATCGACTTTTTCATCCTCAAAAACATGGATTACCAGAAAGAGTCAAGTTTTCATTTCAGTTCAAGCGAGCAATTAATTCGTGCGATTAAAAACGGACTCGTGAACCAAGCGTCCATTGGGTTCTACGATGCCCGTGAAATTTGTAATATCTCAGGGAAACCGATCCGTCGGTATTCCTTCTGGGATTGGGAACCCGATACGGATACTGAGAAATCCCCCTTCAAAATGGGGAAGTACTACGACGTTGACGGCAAGCAGGTCAAAGCGACATATACTGTATTTGATGCCCGGCTCAAAGAGGTCTCGCTCGTTGAGTTTGGGTCTAACCGCAAGACTGCGATCGAGAAACGATTCTTCACCGAATTGATGGACCCCGACCATGTGTCGGATCCTCGCAGATTTATCAAGGAGTTAATGATGACTGACCAGGAATGGATCGAACAATTACGGGATGCCCTCAAAGTCCCGACGCTGAAATCGACGGATGAACCCGATGCGGTTGTGAAGGCACTCGAAACCGAGGTAGTGGGGCTTCGCACCACCATTTCAACACAGAAAGACGAGATCGCCGACCTCACGACAGCGTCGCAGGATGTGGATACGGCGCGTCAACAGTTCGTTACGACGTTGCGGGATGCTTTGGATCTTAAGGATGTGCGCTCGACAGATGACCCGGATACGGTCTTAGAAAAAGTAACGGGTGAGGTGACGGGGCTCCGCAGTCAAGTCGAAACACAAAAAGACGAGATCGCGGACCTACAGGCAGCTGCGAAAGACGGCGAGGCGTATCGCGAGGCACGCGTTGAGGAAGCGATCAAGCAGGGTAACCGTGCCTATGGTGACGATTTCGACGAGGAATACCATCGCGAGTATTACGGGGACATGCCGCTTGAGAAACTCGAAGAGCATATCACCCAGAACAAGAAAAAAGGCGATGCGGCGTTACCGGCGGGCAGATCGACGGGTGATGAGCATGAACCACCCCCAGAGCGGAATAAACGGACCCCGCGTCAACGGAAACGGAAGCGGTGGTAACTGTCTGAACTGTGATTGATGAGATTTATGTGATTTTCAGGATAGAAAGGAGATAAAAAAATGGCAATGAAAGAACACCCATTTGTGGTAACGACGAGCATCCCGCATGATAAGTCGACCATCAAATACGACATAACGAAGAAGAACCGTAGCACGGCAGTCGGTAGAGTCTATAAGATCAACGACGATGGGAAAGCCGAATTGCCGGGCGATGGCGAGGAATTCGATGGCGTGATTATCGCTGTTGACGACACACAGATCACCGGGGCGTATATGTTCGGCGGGCTGCGGGTCCCGCTTGCGAGTAACGAGACTGTCAAGCGCGGCGATAAACTTGTGGCTGGGCTTGGACCGAGCAGTGCGAAAGGCTATGTGAAAGCCGTGAGTGCACCTGCGGATTTACCGACGGATCTTGCGGACCTGGTAGCCGCGGATATCGACACGGAAGCGGAGAAGCTAACAGTCCACAACGCTGCGCGGACTCAGATAAACAGTGTTTCGGCAACGGTTGATGACTTGGTGGATATCGTGAAAGGCAAAGGCTCGGTGCTGGAGTTTGACACGACGCATGCGCTTATGGCGTTTCCGGGATAGTTGTAGGTTGTAGGTTCGGGTTGCTCCCCAACCCTTTTGGTTATTGGTTATAAGTTAAGAGGAGACTTGCTAAACGAGCACCTCTTCACCTACCACCAAAAGGGTTTTCGTAGAAAACCCGTACCAACCACTTATAACCCTAAAAAAAGGAGAAAAACAAAATGGCTTTAATGACGACACGAGAAGTCGTAGAAAGGTATGGGAATGCGTCGCAGCGTGCGGGGCTTGTCGAGCAAGCGGCGGATGCGGGTATGCCGTTTTCCGCGTATCTCGATTCCCAATACGATCCAGAGAAAGACGGCGAGTTGGGTGCAGATGATGATCGGCGTTCAGGGTTTGAGGTGGTGCTTGACGAGTTAGAGATGACCACAGAGTGTAACCCTGCGGCGGGCATTTGGCCGACTCGCACTGAAGACGTGATTGGCGATCCTGGCAAAGAGTTGGCTCTCAAAGAGATGTGTCTGAACGCCTACCGGAGTACGGTGTATCGCCCGCAGATCGAAGCGGCAGCACGGAAAGCCGAAAGACGTGCGCGTTGGGAACGTGCCGGCACTTTCCAGGATGTCCACGACACCCCACCTGGCTCAACGCTCACCCCTTACTTCGATGCGGCGGCACACTGGGATGAAGACGTGGAAGTCGACATTGCCCTTGAGGAACTCACGACGCGTATGGCGGAGACGAGTAAGAAGGACTACCGCGCCACGATCCTTGAGTATGAGGAAGATGCGTTTCGTGAGGAGCAGCGGACCCCTGGGGCGGATCCCCCGATGGCGACCTTCGACACCTCTGAACGCCCGATCCAGCCGAAAAAGCGGATGTTAGCGATTCCGTTCACGTATGAGCATTTGCGGGAAGTCGAGTTCATTGACAAAGCGATGGAACACGTTGAGGAGATCGGTGTCCAGCGGATCATGGCGAAGGTCGATGAAGGGCTTGAAACGATGTTTCATGGTGCCGGTGGCGACGACCTCGGTGGCACGATCGTTCGGCTTCAGGAATTGGATTCAACAGCGACGGACACCATGACTCCGAAGGCGTGGCTCGCGCTCCAGAAAAAGTTCAAACGCTCTTACCTGCTGACCTCTGCGATCGGGTATGACCCGGATATCACGGATCTCCAGTTGGCAAAAATTTCTGACACGAATGTGATGCTGGTCAACATGAACGAGCGCCCGAACGCCGTTATGAGCGGGTTTGGCGGGAGTTTCTCTGTGATGAACCAGTTGGCGCAGGGGATTCGGGTCGGCTGGCACGACTATTGTGAGAACCGGATTCAGGCTGGCACTGGGAATTCTGCGACGAAGCACAATGCTTTTGTTGTGTATGACAAGCGGAAAGCGGTCGAGTACGTTTCCCAAATGAACACGGACATCATTGAAACGACGCGGGATATGCTCAAGCAGGTCGAATACATCGTCTGCTCCGAGATCTGGGGCTGGATTTCGTATCAGCCGAAGAAAGCGATCTACATCGTTGTGATAGGCGAAACGGGTGCCAAGACACTGAAGGTTTTAGAATAGCGGTCAGCCATCAGCACGCTCACTGTGTTCGCTTTCGGCAGTCGGTAAGAGGACTCTCGGTAACAATCCACCGCGCTTTGGAATATTCCAAACTATAGTCGATTGTTACAAAAGTGCCTCTTTACTGATCGCTGATAGCCGACAGCCATTTAGGAGGCTCTGATGCCTGCGACAATACTCACTTCCCAACATTACGATGCGGTGCGAGGGTTGATTGCGCCGGATGTCACTGCGGAGCATATCTCAGATGACTATCTATCGCAGCAGCCCTTTGCACCGGATGCTGAGCGTACGGTTCGCAAACGTCTGTCCGCGGAGGGTATTGATGTGGACACCTTGACGGGCGAGCCGCTGGAGGTTGCGAGATTGGCAATGATGCACTTGTGTGCTTCCGAGTTGTGCGTCGTCGCGGCACAAATCCTGCAGCAGGATCAGATCGAAGTTGTCACGCGGGTTCAAGAAATTGACTGGAAAGAGAAGCGTGCATTTCATCTTGCGAAGGTCACCGAGAAGGTTTCGGATGTCGTGGAGAGTGTTGTGGAATCAGGTGTCGCGTCAAAAACAGAAACGCGTCGGAAACTCCCGTTTGCGGCGGTCGGAACAGAAAGAAGCGAAGTTGGGGAACCGAGATATCCGTATCGGAGGGTTCCCATCACTTATAACGATTGAAAATGACCAGATTTCGTATTCCACCACAACACAGAGAAACCGTGTCGATTGTTCGGAAATCCGCTTTTGAATCTGTGGATCAGACGACGGTCGCAGAAGATGTTGTCTGTATGATCCAGCCGCTCACTTCCGGTATTCCGCAAAGGGAGGCAACGCAGTTGCGGGAGGGTGTCCCTGTGGCGCAAACGGAGATGATCGCGTTGCTATCGAAACCGAATCCGAGTATTGCGAAAGGCGATTTTCTGATGCGTTCTGATGAAAGTGAGTTCCGTATTGTAGACGTTTTGGGTGTCAAGGGCTCTCCGGTCATGCGTCTATATCTCAGGGGACAAGGGGTTTTATAGCGATGGTTGACATAAATTTTGAGACGCTTTTGCGAGCAGAGGCACTCGTTGAAAAGATCGGTGCGAGTCTACAGAATTACACGCGATTCTGGACAGACTTCGTAACACCGTTCACTGTCGGTGAAATCGACGATATTTTTGAAACCGGCGGTCGCGGGGCGTGGGCGCATTTGGATCCGTTATATGCGGCGCGAAAAGCGGTGTCGCATCCCGGCAAAGGGATCCTTCGCCGCGGTGATGTCTATTTTGAGGCGGCAACGTCTCTGGACCATCCGGGCAACCTCGCTGAGTTTGGACCGACGGAGATGGTGTTGGGTATCGATGGCGCGTATTTCGAGTCAAAGTTTGGCGCGAATTACCCAGCGATCCATGAATCGGGACATGAGGAAGGGAATCTGTCGTCGCGCTCAGTGTATGAGTTGATAGTTGCGGGCGAACGGTTTGAGGAACGGATGGTGCAACTCGGCGAGAAATGGCAGGCAGAAGAAATTGCTGCCGCGGAAGGGAGTTTGAGATAAATGGATTTAACACTCATCACGCAATGGGCGCAGCTTGGATTTGGGAGTATCGTTTCAGGGTTGCTGATCTGGATGGTCGTCAAGTATCTGCCCAGACGCGAAGCAGAACATCAGGAAGCCATCACTTCGCTTTACGAGCAGAGTCAAGAAACCTTGGAAAAAACACAAGAGCGGCATAAATCTGAAATGGCTGCGTATCGCAAAGAGCATGCTGAACTCGAGCGGCAAGCGCATGAAAAAATCATCGAGATGTGTACGCGGCACGACCAACAGGTGCGGGCTGCATTGCGTGAAATTCTTTATGCTGTGTTGCTCTTAAATTCAGATATATCAGAGCCGGAACGTGTGAAAATACGCAGACGGCTGCTTGGAGAGGATTGACGGGTCATGAACAACAGAGAACAGAAAGAGCAAATACAGCAGGCGAAAACAGAACGCAAGATCGCCAAATGGTCCAAGGATCACGATGCGAGCAGG